TGAAACCCCCGCGCGGCCATGTAGGGGGCTATTTCTGTGGCGTTACTGGTCCGGACGTTACGTAAGAGCGGCTGGGTGGTGACGACGCTGTAGAGGCCGGTCTGCGGATCTTTAAGGAAGCCCTCCAGGTGATACTGCGTATTGAAGAGCTCGTTGTTCAGACGCTGCCGCTCGAGGTAGGTGTCTGCGGTAGCTCGCCCGGCAAGGTAGTTGAACGGGCCATTGCTTTCCTTCGCTGGCGCAAGGCCCATCCCGTAGGGGCCAAAGTATTCCCCTGCCTTGGTGACCTTGATGACGTAGTCCCCCTTTGGGGCCTTGTAGATGGTGTGCTCTGAGCTTGTGTCGCCGCCTCCCAGCTGTTTCTGAGTGTATTTGCTGAGGAAGCTAGGAGAGAGTTCGAGGCCATTTGCGCGGGCGTACTCACCAACTCGGCGGCTTGACTCGGCGATTTCGCTATCTGTGACGAGAGCTCCATGTTGCGCAGGAACTCCGTCTCGTCCTGGGCTGACATTGACGGCTGCGTCCCCGAACTGTCGGGTAGTGAGTTCTCGGGCTCGTTCTGATTCAGATTCAGGCGGGACATATTTTCTGGCTATCCTTTTTGCTAGCAGTGAGGCTTCAGCGTCCGGGTCGCGCGGCGGCTCGCTGGCCCGCCAGGCGTCCTTGATGAAATTGTAGGCGTCGGTGTCGTCAAATTCCAGGCCCTGGTAGCGACGCATCCCGTCTCTGACCAAACGGATCGCCTTCTGGAGAACGGTGGGCGCTTTGTCCAGCTGCTCCGGGTCGAAGCGTTCGGCGTAGCGTGCTAGCAGCTCCTCGGCCACCCGGCGTTTCTCGCCCTGACTCAAGGTGAAGTTGCCGTCTTGATCGGTCGTCCCCAGCCCGTAGCTCTTGGCCAGGCCCTCGACGTTGGTATCGTACATCGAGGCGATGTGATCGCCCATCCCGCTCTGGTCCATCCCGTTCCAGACGCGGTCCAGGAAGGCGTTGAAGTCCTGGTAGTCGGAGCCGAAGAGCGAGCGCAAACCCTGGTGCACGCCGATCTCGTGGACCGCGGTGCCCATCGCATCATGGATCGTATCCGCGTTAGTCATGAGCTTGGGCACGTTCAGGAACACGTTGCCGCGCCCATCGTAGAGCGCGTCCGTGGTGGAGTCCGCGTGCGGATCCTGGGCGATCAGCCGCGCCACCATGGTGTTGCCCGCGGCGTCCTGCCAGGAGTTCAGGGGGGTGATCTTGGCCTTATCCGCGAAGGTGTTCGGGATGAAGTTACGGATAATCGATTCGTTCAGATCGGCCTCTGACTTAAAGGCGTTCGGGTTGACCACCCAATCGTTGGTGTCCTGATCGAAGAAGGCCCGGTAGGTGTTTGGATCCAGGCCCTGTTCCTGCAGCGCAGCCCGGTAACGGAGCGGGAGCTCACCCGGATCGGCTAGCAGAAAGTTAGCGCGCTGACCAACCCTGTCGACCAGGTCGCTCAGGTTCTGCCGGATTGTCCGCTTGGGGACCGGCTCGACCGGCACTTCGTCGCCGGCGGCCGCGGCCTGCCCCACGTCTCGGCGCTGGAGGATGGGCTCCTCTCCTTCTTTTCCCAGGGCCTCAAGCTGGGTGTCCAGGTCCGACTTGGTTTCGTCGGTGACCGGCGGAGCGGCTTCGCCCGCGGGATGCTGGGGCACTTGTGTAGCCGCGCCTTGCGCTTCCGGCTCTTTGGGTGGGGGCAGTCCACCAACGGCTGGAGGAGCTTGCTCCTGCGTCGGCGCTGGCTCTCCTCCGGTCTTGTCGACCACGATACGCGCCTTAGAGCCAGCCCTGAGCGCAAAAGACGGGGCTTGGGTGACCATGCCCAGCGCTGTCATCATACCGGCTTGTTCGGTGATCGATTGCGCCAGGCCATCCGTGATCTTGCGGTTCGGATCCAGGCCGCTCGCGCTGGCGATGACGTTGTTGTAGATGGTCTGCGCACCTCCAACGCCTGCGCCGATCGCTGCGTTCTTGGCCGCCGTGGTGGCCAGTTCCCGCACGGTGCGGCCCACCATGCCTTCCATAAAAGGTGCTAGCACGGTCCGGAAGGCGGCTATCTGCAGCGGCATGAAAGCGCTGGACCAGGTGGCGGCTTTGTTGGCGACCGTCGGGTCGACACCCATGTGCTCGGCTTCCTGCCAGGTCTGCTCGTAGCCTTGGCCGGCTCCCAGCGCCATTTCCAACGGAGCTCCGACTTCACCCAAGGCCACGTATGGCGCCATCCCGCCCGCCAGCTGGGCCACCCTGCCTGCGGGGCCGGCCTCGAAGACCTGATTGAGCGGATGCTTTTCTTGGACGGTTTGGAGATACTGCTCGGTGGTTGCGGCATCGCTGCGCATGGCCTGTCCAGTCTGCTCCCAGACGTCGGGAACGCGCGCCACGCCTTTGCGATCGCCGAGTTGTTTCTGCATCGCCGCGACATCGTTTTGGATATTCGCGATCTGCCAGGCGTTCTTGTTGTAGGTGTACTCGTTGGGGTTGTCGTCCACCTCCTGCTGAAGCTGGGCAAGCTGCTGTTGTCCCTTGTTGATGCCGTCTTGGAGCTGTGCGTCGGTCTGCTTGGAGTAGAGAGCCTTCGGATCAAAGAAGTTTGCTAGCTCGCGCTCGGTGCCGGCGGCCATCTCCCCGACCGATTGCAGCGCGTGTTCCCAGAAGCTGGGTGCAAAGCGTTTCCCCCAATCAAACGGGTTTAGCGAAACGTCGCCGGGCGCCTGCATCTGCCCGATCTTCTGCGTGCTAGCATCCTGGAACGCCTTGACGGTGTCTGGACTGAGCTGAGAAACCGGGGAAACGGGAGCAGCATTGGGATCCGGCTGATCCTCGATCTGCTGCATCTGCTGCGTGACCGTGGAATCCGGCGCCGGGATCGGCGCGGTGTCGATCGTTGCGGTGTTCGCCTTGGCCATCTTCTTATTGCTGGACCTGCGCTGTTTCTTCCGCTTTAGGCCTTCTCTCGGCGATCGCGGCCTGGCGTGCTATCTCCGACTCCGAGACGCCGCGGTCTGGCGCATGATTCGGCGAGTAGACATCCACGTAGTCGACCGGCACGTGATGCGTTTCTCCGTGCAGTTCGAAGCTCGAAGGAGCTGTGTCGTCGTAGCGGTAGGTTCGACCGTTGACCACGAACTCCTGGCCCGGCTTAACACCCCTAGCGGCCGCACCCTCTTTGGTCAGGCCTGCCGAATATCCGTCGATCAGGCTTCCAGGCTTGGAGACATGCGAAAAAGCACCAACGCCCAGAAGTGAGTTGGTGTCGGGAGTCGTGTCTCCCACGTACCCGTAGGCTCCCACGTTTCCGCTCATGCTGCGGCCGCCCTGCGCGACCGGCCCATTTGATTGCGGCGGCTGTTGTGCCGGCGGTTGATATCCAGCCGGTACGCCTGGCTCCGTGCTAGCAAAACGGTTGCGGGTGAGAGCCTCCTGGATCGCGACGTCGGTGTCCTGCTGGCTCGGCTCCTCGTAGCTTACAGGTTTCACCGGCGCGGTCACCTTAGCGCGTTGCGGCCCAGGAACCCGGCTAGGCACCGCGGGCGAGGGGGTAGGCTTAATGGTGTTCTTCGGCGCGCCGGCATTTGCTTTCAGTTGCTTGCGGGCTGCGTACTCGGCCATGACCGCCGCTGCATATTCCGGTGTTCCGGGCTTAGCGCCTGCTGGCAGCTGAAGCTTCCCATTCGCCGCATCATCCCAGACCTGCTGGAAATCCGGATCCTTGAGCATCTCTTCCTGCGTTGTGGGCGCCTGAAGCGTATCCGGCTGCTTCTTTGCTGCGATCTCAGAAGGCGAAACCGGCTCGCCCTTGATCGTCGTGGTGGTCTTGGTGCCGGTGTCGTCGGTCTCGGTTTTGATTTCCTTCGATACGCCAGGGGCAGGAGTAAACGATCGCTCGATACTAGAGAGCAACGCCTCGGTGCCAGGATTCAGATCGCCGTTGGGCGTGAACATCGTGCGGTCGGCCGTCTCGCCAGGTCCAAGGCCTTTGCCAGTGATTCTGTCGATCTCGTTCTGCGCCCAGAGCCTCTGCTGAACAGTGCCATAGGCTTGCACATTCTGGAGCCTGTTAATGGTCGCTTGCTGCTTGGCGTTGTTGATCTGGTTTTGTCCGTTGCCGCCGTTCACCTCGGCTCTGACATCCACATCGGGCGGCAGGAGCCCCTTCTTCTGAAAATCCTGCAGCTGGTTGATCTGATCGGTGCGCTGTTGGACCTGGGTGGACTGGCTGCGCCTGACGTTTTGCTGTTGGAGCAAGGGCGTGATCAGTCTCTGGGTGGTTGGATTGGTGCTAGCATGAGGGTACTGCGCGTTGATCGACGCCACCTTGTTGTCGTAGTCAGGGTCGGTGGGATCCAGGTTTGAAAGTGCGGTATGCCAGGCCTCGTATTCGCCGTTGGCTTGGTCGAGCTCGTCGGACTGGCGCTGCGCCTCCTTGAGTTGAAACTGACCTTGCTGAAGCCTTTGCTTTTCGCCTTGCACCTGCAGGGGAAAGAGCTGCGCGCTCTGCTCGCCTTGCTGCTTTAAGTTATCGGTCTGCGCATCCTGGTACTTGGTCCTGGACAGCGACTGGCTCAAGTCGGCCTGCGTCTTCTGGTAAGCCATCTGCTGGGCGTAGGCGTTGTCGATCAGGCTCGTGCCCGCCTCGGTGATCGCCGTCATGGTGGGCAGAATCGATGTCGTGCCCGCGACGTAGCCGCTAGCCTTCTCGAGGTTGATCCAATCCTCGGGCTTGATGATGTAGGGCTGGCCTAATGGATTTTCGAGATCAGGCATAAGCTAAAGCATGGACATGGCACCCCCGAACAATGAGCTGAAGTCGCTAGCACCTCCTCCGCCGGCATCACCGAATTGTCCTACCGTCTGGCCGCCGCCGCCTGAGAACGCGCCGCTTCCGAGGCCCGACATGCCGCCACTTCCGCCGCCGAACATTCCCATGATGCTCGAGAGGATGCTTCCGGAGCCGCCGCTCTGGCCGGATGGACTCTTTCCAAGTGCGGAAATGAGACCGGAAATATCACCTCCCATACCGCCTAGAAGCGAGGTCTGGGGCGCGCCGAACTTGGCCGCCGCCACGTTCCCCATGGCCGTGTACATGGCCTCGTTGGCCTGGAAGGTGGCGTTCTTGCCGTACTCGGCGCCCGACATGAGATCGCTGAGCGGGAGCAGGCTTGTGGGATTCACGGGCTGCGGCATCAGGTAGTTGCGCGCAAAAGTCATGAGATTCATCCCTTGAGTCTCGCCCTGTTGCTGCATCTGCAAGCTGGTCAGGCCCAGGTCGCGCGCGGTGATCGCACCCGTGGTGCCTGTGCCGGCGCCGGACATGCCGCCCATCATGCCAGTATAAGCGGCGCTGCGCTGAATTTGTTGTTGGACGTCGGTGGGCACCTGGCCGGCTAGCAACTGGTTGGTGTTGCTCTGCATCGTGTTGAACATGTTCGACCAGCCCGGCATGGCCTGGTTCATCAGGCTCTGCAGCTGATACATGTTCTGCTGGTTGATCTGCGGCGCTTCCTGAAGACCGAAGTTGATCGACTGCTGGGCCATCGACGGAACGTCAAGATTCCAATAGCTCGAGCTGGTAAACGGCTGGATGTAGCGTTGGGCGTTCCCCTTGATCCAGGTCGAATACTCGTCCGCAATCTTCTGCGGGTTGGGCTTGGACATCTGGTTGTAGATGTCAAACCCGGTGTTGACCAAGGCACCGATGATCGCTGCGTACGCCAAAGTCTTATAACCTCTTGTTGTTGTGCCACTTATACCAGTTTACCATGTTACACTTACGACAGTGGCGCATCCCTCTGTAAGTGTACGTGTTCTCCGGAGTAAATTCGTGACCTCTGTGACAGTGGGTCTTTAGCGAGTTGATTGTCGCCAGATTGTCTGAGTCTAGCAGAGTGTTTTCCTTGGCAGTCTTAACCTGCAGATGCGTGAAGTTTACGCATGCTTTGTTCTCGCAAACGTGATGCAGCTGCATTCCTTCCTGCACCGGCCCATTGGCTAGCTCCCACAGAAACTTATGAGCTCTAACACTCTTTCTGTGAGAGAGCGCGAAATAGCCGTAACCCCTGACCTTACCTCCGGTCCAGATCCAGCAATCCGAATCGGCGGCGGGTCTAACAAATCTCCAAAAACGCTTTGTTGGCTCTATCGTGGTTGCCATTGGCTTAACTCCTCTTTCACCCAGCCCCAGAACTTGTCGGTCTTTCGAGGTCCTGCGGGGTTGCTAGCCGTGTAAGCAATCTTGTGGTTTGCGAAAATGCCCCAGCGCCCAACATCAAACGGGACGTCTGGCAGCAAGAATTCCCAGAGCGCGTGGCAGCCGGCCATGGTGTTGAGCGCGTAGTAGTCGATCACCATGTCGATGTGGACCAGGTGCTCGTCGCGCAATGCCATCATTGTCCGGGCGGTGTTCTCGTCGAAGTCCATACGCGCCGCCTTCATGCTGGCGCAGACCTCCTGGATCGGGCGCGCGACCCACACCGTCCGGGTCAAGGGCCGCTGTGCTAGCATCGAAGGCAGCACGTAAATGCTGGCGCAGTCGGAGTTCCCGTAGACGCTCGCTCCGGAATCCGAACAGAAATCCTCAGCGTTCTTCCAGAACTCGGTAGCGCTCCCGGCGTACTCGGTGGCTTCGTGCGTGCAAACGCAGACGCCGGGAATGGTCAGGAACTTGCTGAGCCACAAGGTCCGGCTTCGCGGGAATCCGCAGATGAGAAAGCTGCTTTTCATCGCATACTCCAAATATCTCCTCCGCCCCAGAGGTCTTGCATCTGGATGTTCGGGGTGTAATCCCCGTCGTAATCCTTGGTTTCTACCTCCAGCGCGTTAAAGGCCGTCTTCCAACACGCCTGGGCTTGCTGGAACGATCCGGCCTTCTCGTACTTCATCGCCATGAGCGCGTTCTGAAGAGCACCGATATTGGTGATGAACAGATCAGTGGTCATGTCCGTGGTCCAGACGAACTGCCGTTTGGCTAGCACGGTGATGCTTGTCGGGGTATTCGGGCCGCACCAGGAGAGCTTGTAGCGTCGATAGTCGATCCGTGTTTCTTCCGGCTGGTAAACCGCAATCGGTATTTGGGTCTTTTTGTCGAGGCTCACGGCGTAGAGACTCAAGGGGCCGTGCGTCATCGGTTTTGAGACCGCTGTGATCTGGTTGAAGGCCATCGGAGAATCGGTGTAATTAGCTTGGCCGATGATCGGAATTGGAATGACGCAGGTCTCAACCCACGAACTGGTGCCTGTCTGCGTATAAATTTCGTTGCCGTTGGTATCCAGGCCGCTGACGTAGATGTTCGGGCCGCCTCCGGAAATATTAGGCGCGCCTGCAGGAGGAGGGTTTTCCGGCAATGTCGGATAGACCCGGATGTAGCACGGGTAATCCGGGGTGATATCGTCAAAGGTAAAAAAGCCTGTGCCAAGGTCGATCAGGGTAGCTTGAGGCGTGCACGCTAGCTGGCCTCTGGGACCGCCTGGAAGCATCTCATACCAGCGGCTTTTGACCTGGAGCACCCCTCCACAGGGCTGCGGACAGGCCACGCCGGGGCTGCAATCCGAGGCGATTACGCCAGAGAGAATTGTTTTAACATCGCGCGGTAATGTGACCTGCCCGCTAAGCACGTTGAACTTGTAGCGGCCAACCGTCTTCTCAGGGTTAAGCGCTGGAAGGAGGCGCTCGATTGCGAGGTTTATCCCCGTCACCAGACGCGGATCGGTCGAGCACATTCCGTATTCGCAGAACTCGTAAAGCAGGCTGCAGGCGTCTCCGAGGAGTAGTCTCATGACGAAGGAGGTGGCAGAGCGTTGTAGTCAGCCTGACAGGCAGCGATGGCATCCGCGGCGGTGTCGAAAGCACCAAGGTCAATAGGATCCGGCTCGACCCGTTGTGCGAAATATCTCCCGACTGGGCCAGGTATTCCCGCTACGCCGAAGGCCGGATAACCCACCGAGTATTGAACCCCAGGCGCAGGGTAAGCGTATTGATTATTGGTGGCAAAAAACTGTAGTACTGCAGCCATAATTTTTATTGGTATCCAATGAACTCGATGAATGCCATGGCGATGTAAGCCTGGTAAGGCAACGGGTTGTTCGGTGAACCCTGCGACGTTGCCTCGGGCCAGAAGGTGACAGCGACTGGGCCGTTGAGATGATAGGCGCCCGTGCCTGGAGTGGCGGCGGTAGGCGTTCCATAGACGACAGTTAGCAGTTGAGGCAGGTTGGCCCCTGTGATTCTACGTGGGCCAAATGCACCGCCTCCCTGGACCCAGGTTCCGGGAGTTTCTCCGTCGCACCACCAACCATCGGGTTTGCCGACGCTCTGCCCCATGTGGCCAGCCGTAGGCAAATAATTCACCAGATTCGTTGTACCGTTGTTTCCGTTGCACACGGCCCATCCGTCCAGGTCTCCACCGATCAGACCGCGACCGCTTGCGTCGAAAGCCGCCTGGCCGCCTACGTACAGCCGGATCTCGCCAATGATGGCGCCGGTGTAAACCTTGCGCCAATTGCCGTTGTAAAACATGTAGACGCCAAGTGGCCGACCGGCTGCGTCCGTTTTGTACCAGACCTTGTTGGTCAGCGAGCTCGAGGGCGGGCTAGATCCGACAAAGACGCCTCCGCCTGCATTGTCCGGGACAGTCCCAGAAAGACCGCCGCCGGCTGCGAGCTGCAGCATCCCATTGACGTCAGACGGGTAACAGGCTGGGGCTGGCTGGGGATTAGCAGTAAAGGTTACGTTAGCCATTTTAGGGGCATCCTCCGTTGGGATCTTCCACAAGTTCTTCGGCGTGCAGGATCAGCATGATGAGCGTTGATGGGCCTTTCCAGGTGATCCTTATCTGGAAGTAAAACCCGTTTTTGAAAAGTTTTCCCACGATCGGATCGCAGCCGCCATTGGGCGTGGGGAGCTTTTTCTGGAACCAATAACCGCCTCCAGCTAGAGTGCCCGGACTAGGGCAATACCCTGGAACGCTGCACGCCGGGATATGGCACAGATTGCTGGGCGGCGGCGCGCCCGAAGCAGCGACTCCCTGTGGCGTGACCGTGAATGTGCTCCATAACACCCAGCCCATGTACCCGTCGCTTCTGTATTCAACGGTCACATCGGTAGAGCCTCTGACCTCGTTGAAATAGAGGTCGCCACGGCGCAGCATTTTGAGCGTGTCAGGAAGCTTGAAGTCAAAGGCCTTGGTCTCAATCTGGCAGGTAATCGCTGCCTGCCCCTGGTCGTAATCTCCGTTATCGGAGAGCTCCCAGACTTCCGTTTGATTTGTGGCCGTGTTTAAGGCAAAGACGAAGCAGCGCTCGACACGACCAAACGTGCCGCTTAAAACCTGGAGCACCCGCCAGCCGTCCGGCATCGCCCAGCGGCCGTCATAAGCCGGGGCACCGCGGTTACTGAAATAGGGGCTAAACTCATAAGCCAGGTTGCTCTTGTTGATCACCGAGGAAATAACATCCAGATCGAGTGCGACGATGGCTCCAAAGCTGCTGCCGCCTGCATTTTTGTAGGGGAGCGGCTCGGCGGTCAGAAGCACCCGGTTTTTGAATAGCGCTGAGCTGGCATAGTCCAAAAGGTAAAGGCTATCATTTGCTAGCACGCGGTTCATCTCACGCGAAATCGGTGCGCCGCCCCAGCCATACTGCTCGTTACGCGCGGTGCGATAAGTGCGCCATCCGTCTCTGGAACGAAAAAAGACGTCGGAGTTGACGTTGAGAAGATTGCGCCAGCCCGTTCCGCCAATATTAGTCAAAGTAACTTTCTGCATTCCAGCGGTTCCCTGCCAGCCCGGCTGCGTCGCGGTCGCCTCACGCGGCACGCTCGCCTGAACGCTGAAGGCCGCGTTGCGCGCAAAGACGAGCAGCTCGCCCTGGCCTGTCGCTGTGTCCCCAATTTCCGAAAAAGTCATGCCGACGATTGTCCCGGAGGAGAGCGGCACACCGAAGAAGGCTGCTTCGGCCAGGTAAGTTTGCTCGGTAAAACTGATTACGCTGGTCGGGCCGCCAAGGATATCGCCGGCAACAAACGTGCGATTCTGTGCTAGCCAGAGCCGTCCTTGTCCATAGGCCATCGACTGGCCGACTGGCACCTCGGTGTTCCCGGCGCGCCGGATCGTCTGCAGGCCCTGCATGATGATAGGAGTCGAAGTCCCGTCCTGGATCACCATGTAAATATCGGCCTGGCAGAACCAGCACTGCGGCGCGTTTGGATTGCTGGTGCCGTCACTGAAAACCTGCTGCACCGTCAAACCTTGTCCGGCGATCGAGAGCTGGAAAAGGACGCCGCCAACCATCGCCATGATGTATTCCTGGCCGTCGTCGATGTCATAGATCGTCACGCCTTGGAACAGGCCATTTTGAAATCCGGCCAAGTTCCCGCCATCGGTAAGCGCTACTTTAACGAACTGCTGCCGGTGTGAGGGAAAACCGCCGCGAAAGGTGACGTTGTTTGCGTAGCTGCATTCCTGAGGTGAGAGCAGGGTCGGGTCCCGGCCAGAGTTCATCCCGCTTTCGAGTGTCCTCATGCCGTCTTTACGAAGCTCTGTCTGGTCCTTAAACATGCGGTTTCTGCTGCGCGGCTTCGTTGCGGGCCACAGCGTGCCGGTCAACGGTATTGAGGCCGGCTAGCCCGAAGATCAGGGCAGTTACGGACTCAAAGTACGGAGTTAAAAATTTGTATTCGCGAAGGTGCTCGTTGAAATGCGGCCAAGAGAACTCATCGGAAATAAACACCAGGACGAACGTGAGGAAAGGGAGTGTCAGGTAAGTGATGACCGCTCCCCAGCACAGAACGCTGCGCCATAAAGGCTCCTTCATTGTTCAAGTCGGCTTCCAGCTCCCAGGCGGGAAATGATCGGTGTAGCTGCGAATTTTGAGGAGCACACTCAAGGGGTGGAAATGGCTGATGTAGCTCCTGGTCTTCACCGGCGGGAAATGGTCGACGTAGGATCGAATGGTCATAGGAATCCTCCTTTATGCTGGTGCAGGATTATTGGCTACCCATTCGGTGATGACGATTTCCACGTAGGAATTGACCACGAACTGCACATCGGAATCCTTGACCGTTTGTCCGCTGGGATCGGCGGTGACCTCAGTGATGATCGCCGGGTTATTAGCGACCGGCCACGCGAACGGTTGCCAGCCGACCGAGGAGTTCGGGATCGCCCAATTGGCCCAACGTAGCCGATTGGCATGATCGGCAGTCCCCGCGTCTTCGTTCTGGATCGAAACGGCTGCTGTGACCATCGCAACTTCCGTTTGTTGGGAAAGGTGCGGTGTCTGATATCTGATTGCGTATGAGGTCGTATAGTCTGACATAAATTTTTACCAACCTGTGTCTGCGGTGTAGTGGAAAGCAAAGGAATTACCAACAGTGAAACCGCTTCCTGTTAACTGCAACAGGCCAACCTCGTTATAATAGTTGACAACGGCAGATGCGTTTGCTCCTGAATTAAGATTGTACATCGTATTGGCCGCCCCGTTTTGTGGGCTGTAAATACCAATCACACCCGGCGTTCTAGCCAGCCTCTTAGGCCAGTGGCAAGTTCCGCTTGCGGCTGTTGCCGCGTTTGCGATAAAACCCCCAACAGCCCCGTTAAATGTGGCCGTCGGTACAACAGCATATGCAAAACTTTTCGCGTAATACCGCAAACATTCGTCATAGTTTTGCGCGAACGGTTTATCGATCAAGGTCGAGCAAAGCGGTCCCGGTTCGTGTTGGACAAAAGCAATATCGAAGGTTGAATTGACCGGAGACGCCGCAAAGTTGCTTTGACCGACTGCACCCAGAAAACTAGCGCCAGCCTGCCAAGTATCGTTAGCTGGCGCAGTGATCGTAGCGCCAGCAGCCAAAATAATGCATAATAAATAGGATAGCACCCCTGGGGCCGTACTGAAATTCCCGCTAGGCCAGACCGGGAGGTTAGGCAACGATATTAATGTCCAGGTATTGGCATTCGGAATGGTACAAAGCTTAGTTAAATTTGTTGTAGACGGGCTGTCGCCTAAACGCAGACCGAATTTCAATCCGGCTACGCTGGAGCGAACCAGTAACGATACTGAATGAGCATCCCCGGATAGCTCCCTGAACCTCGCTCCTTCAATATACTGAAAGATATTCAGTTGATCAGAAGCCGCCAGAGAAGCTTGGGCAGCAGTTAAAGTGAGACGGAGAAAGCCTCTGCTGATATTAAAATTCAGGCCTGGAATCGGCACTCCTCCCCCTGGGATTGACTGAACAGTGCATCCCATAGTAGCCCCAATTTTATTAATGGCCCAACGATCCTCAATGAATGCTCCCACGCCCGGGTTTGTTAAGAGCGCTCCTGTATTCCGCTGACATACTTCAAAGTTCGGATTGCCAATCGCGTTAAAAGAGCGCAACCGCGCACTCCAGATGGTCGGCTGAACCGCTCCTTGCAGGCTTTGGAAAGCGTTGGTCCCGTCTAGAAAGTCGCTCGTGTTACCGCTTAGCTTGTTGATCGAGCCCTGCTTCGTAGTGGTTGCCAGCGCCGTGGCCGGAACGTAAAGCCTGCTGTCACTCCCCAGCATGGCGGTGTTACCGGCATCGCCGCTAACCGCGGTCGGGCCGGGAGGGCCGATTGGTCCGGTCGCTCCCTGGTTTCCGGTTGGTCCGGTCGGACCCGGAACTCCCTGAGCGCCCTGTGGTCCAGCCGGTCCGGTTGCGCCTTGAACGCCTTGGGCACCTTGCTGGGCTATCATCTGCCAAAGTGTAGGATTGGCGTCGGGAGGCTTATTGATGTTGTTTGCTAGCGCAACGTAGCTAGAGCCATTGTAACTAACTGCGTCGTTGGCGTTATAGGTGGCCGCGCTGGTCCAGTTGCCCCGCCAGACGGCGCCGGTCCCCGGAATGCCCTGCGGACCTTGCGGGCCGGTTGGGCCAGTTGCGCCTGTCGGCCCCACAGGGCCTTGCGGTCCCGGATCG